CTCAGGTATTGGCGGTGACGGGGGTTCAACTTCCGAATCAGTGAACGCAACTGCCGGAACTGTTAACACAGGCTCTGGTGGTGGTGGCGGTAAGGATAACCTTTCCACTGGTGGCTCAGGCGGTTCAGGGGTTATCATTTTTGCTATCCCCACAGGAACCTCAGTCACATTCTCTGGCGGTGTAAGCCAAACAAGCTCTGTGGTGAGTGGCAATGATGTTTATGTTGTGACGGCTGCTGGCCCTACTGACACTGTGACGATTGGATAAGACAATGGCTCATTATGCTTTGCTAAATGCTGACAATGTGGTGGAGCGCGTATTTGTTGGGCGCGATGAGGATGACCTCGCTCAGGGTGTAACTGATTGGGAGGAATACTATGCTCCTGAGGGTTATACGGTGAAGCGCACTTCTTACAATACTCGCGGTGGTGTGTATTATGACCCCGAAACTGGTGAACCTTCTGATAATCAGAGCAAGGCTTTTCGTTTCAATTATTGTGGCATTGGCTGGTCTTACGATGAGGGGCGTGACGCTTTCATTGAGCCACAACCGTTTGAGTCTTGGATTCTCGATGAGGACACCTGCCTATGGGAAGCACCCGTCGAGCGCCCTACCGAGGGTGACTGGGTTTGGGATGAAGATGCTGGTGCTTGGGTAGAGGCGTAACCCATGACCGAACGTACCTGCCCTTGGACTTCCTGCCAGCAACGCCACGAATGTGGAACACCTGCTTGCGTTCCAGCCTGTAGCGGGCATTTCTGCGCTGAAGTGGTGGTGTAGCTGATGAAGCTCTCACAGCCTTGGCCTGAAGGGTACACGGTCAACAAGAACTCGCCATTCGGTTACCGGACTGATCCGATTACACGGAAACGCAAGTTCCATCATGGTATTGACGTGGCGTTACCGGTGGGTACACCGTTGACTGCGCCCGCGAACGGCACAATCGTACACAAAGGCGCAGGCGGTTCTGGCGGGTACACGTTAATTATCCAGCACGCGCCCGATTTGTTCACTGTTTACTATCACCTTCAGAAGCCTTCACATTTGAATAAGGGCACTCGGGTCGTCGAGGGCGAGAAAGTGGCCCTATCCGGAAATACGGGCCGTTCTACAGGGCCTCACCTGCACTTCGAGGTGCGTAAATCACGTCGTTGGGGTAACACGGTGGACCCGATGCCTTTTTTTAGTAAAGCGGAAGCCCCGCACAAACTCGTAACAGACGGCATACTCGGGAAAAACACTTGGGCTGCCATAGCAAGAATGTTGACCGCTAAAGGGTATTACAAGGGCGCTATCACTGGTAAGCGGGACCGGGCTTTGATTCGGTCTTTGCAAACCTTCCTGAATGAGGGAGGTTGGTAATGCCGGAAGAAACTAACGGTTCGGCCCGTATCAGTGTTAAGGAGGTTTACCTGGAATTGCAACAACTCAGGTCAAGCGTGGAGAAGATCGCTAATTCTTTGCCTGGCATGAAAGAACAGCTTGATGATTTGGAGCATGACCTCAATCGGAAGATTTCTGATCACGAGCACCGTATTCGCAGGGTCGAAATGCGGATGTGGCAAGGCATGGCGTTGGTAAGCGCAATCGCGGCAGTCACACCAATTCTCATCAATCTGATGTCGTGAAGAACACTATAAAATTTTTTGTCACTAATCTGCTCAAGGGAGTGAGGTACATTTTGCAGAAACCATCTTGGAGGAACCGTCGCAGGTACATACTGGCCTCGTTCGTCATTGGGGCAATCATGCTACTCGGTAGCACCGTTGTTGCGTTGACGGGGAATATGTCTGATGTTTCAGATTTAGTTACTGGTGGTGTAGCGTTGATTACTCTCATACTCACCAGTTATATTTTCGGTGCCGTGTGGGAGGACAAATCACTGTATAGGAAAGAGGAGAATGGTGATGGATAAGGTTCGTCGTTATTTTGATTACGCCACGGAAAGAGCCGTGAAAACAATCGCGCAGACCGCGCTTGCAACCATTGGTGGGACAGCGCTTGGTGTGATGGATGTAAACTGGGTATCCGTCTTGTCAATTAGCGCACTTGCTGGAATCATGTCGCTGTTGACTTCGGTTCTTCAGTATGACCGTAAACCAGTGGAGGAGTAATAGTGGACCAGGAAATCGTTGATGGTGTTGTTTGCCCCATAGACCCTATGGAAGCCATGTTGTGCGAATCATGCCAATAGTGCTATAGTTAGGATGTTCATTTGAACTTCCTTTCTGGAAAACCCCTCGGACTGTCCACCACGGTTCGGGGGGTTTTTCTATTCAATCCATTGGTGGATTGTGCGACGGGTTACACCGGCTTTCTTGGCAAGATCGGTGACGCCTATACCGTTGGCGTATTCTTCGCGTACTTTGTCGCGCAGCACTTCTGTGACGATCTGTAGACGCGATAGTTCCCAGTCGCGCATATCGGCAACCATGTCGAGTGAGTACCCAGCTATGTGGGCTTTTGTCATCTCTTGCATAACTTTATAGTACCGGTTGAACGTTAAATCCTTGTGTATGTCGGTTGTGTGTGGTTTACTGACGCCATGAGAAGAAGGGAAACCTACAAACGTAGGAAAACTATGTTGGTTGAGGTCAGAGAGTTCTGGCTTCTACTCGGTGCTGCGAGCTTTTTCGCTAGTGCTTGTGTTGTGTTGACGTTCGTTGTTGCTTATTTAGTGAAAGGGTAGGAAATGTTTGAGGTTGAGAGACACCATGATGAGATTGTTGTGACTTCGGAGCATGGGTTTGATTGTGTTCACCGTGGCGGTGTGGGAACACTTGTTCTAACGGTCCAGGAGGCCCGTGAGATGACTGAGAAGCTTATGGAGGCAACTCTGCCGGGGTCGTTCGAGTTCGTGCTCACAACGAGCGCTACACCCGATCCGGAGGACGGTTAACGTTCGTTGGGTAGTGTCCCACCCCACACACCGTACATTTCCTTGTTCGCAACAGCGTAGAGGAGACATTCGGTGATGACGGGGCACTCTTGGCACAGGTTCTTCGCCATTTTCGCGGCTTGTGTCCGGAGTGTCCCTACGGGGAAGTCGTCGGGGAAGAACAGTTCTGGTACTTCCCGGCATGGAACATGGCCTGCCGCCTCGACTGCTTCGTTGAGTTCTTGGTAGGTGTACAACTGTCGGTGGTTACGCATAAGGTGAGTGTATGAGAAACGAAAGCATATTCCAAGTTTACGAGGGTGAAACGTTCAACGGCGCATTGAATCTAGGTGTTTATGACTCCGGTTCTGCGGAGTGGCACGAGTTGAGGTCTCGCGGTATTGGTGGGTCTGAGATTGGCACGATCATGGGTTACAACCCCTGGGAGTCAGCGTTTGCGTTGTGGGCTAAACGGACAGGGCAGATACCTGACCCGCCTTTGGAGGGTTGGTCGATTCGGTTCGGTAGAGCTTTTGAGTTGCCTGTGCTGGAACTGTGGGCTGAGGAACACCCTGAGTATGAGGTATTTTTGACGGGAACATGGCAGCACCCGGAGTACGAGTTTATGCTCGCTAACCCTGACGCGCTGGCTAAGCATCGGGAGACTGGTGAGTGGATTGTTGTGGAGATCAAAACGTCTAGGGGTTCGTGGGGTGAAACACCACCACATTATGCGGCTCAGGTGTTGCACTATATGACGGTGTTGAACTTGGAACGGTCTGTCATTGTTGCGGTTGCGGGTTGGAATTATGAGGAACGTTGGGTTGACTTCGACGATTTCGAGGCTGACGCTCAACTGGCTGCGGCGTCACGGTTCTGGAATCACTTACAGAATGTTGAAAAACCTGAGTGGGATGGGTCTAAGGCAACGTATGAGGCTGTCCGGTATATGCACCCTGATATTGAGAATGATGAGGTGGATTTGGAGGAATTCGGTCAGGTTTTACTTTCGGC